TAAAAAATTGGCTGCAGAAGCAGATGGTACAAAGGGAAAGAAACCAGTAGATACTACACCTTCTGCTGCTAATATCGGTTCAGGTGGAAGTGGTGCAGGAAGTGGCGGATGGACTGCTGCTAGGATAGATGCACTGGATGAAGATGAATTATCAACAGTTCCAAAAGATATTTATGAGAAATATCTTGCGAATCAACTTAATTAATGGAGGAAGTTGAAATGGCTGATACCCCTAAGACTCAATTTTTAACAAACGATAATCTTACCCGTAAGAAATGGGCACGAGATTTATTTAGTATCATTCTGCCTGCAGTTGAAATCAACTCGCTGGTAGGTAAAGACAGTAATTCAATTGTTCAGTTACGCACAGAACTTGCTAAAGGTGAAGGCGACCAGATTACGTTTGGTATTCGTTTACCTTTGGTTGGCGAAGGTGTTGTCGGTAACGATACAGTTGAAGGAAATGAAGAGAAACTTCGCTTCAAAGATTTTAAAATGACCATCGAAGAACTCAACCATGCGGTTGATACTGGTGGCAGAATGGAAGAGCAGAGGATTCCTTATAACCTGATGCAAGAAGGCAAGAATGGTCTGCAGGATTGGTGGGTTGAGAAACTCAATACCTATCTGATGGCAGTTCTCTGCGGTGATACAAGTTATCAGATTGTTGCTGGTAAGTCCTTTGCGACTCCAATCACTGCACCTGACACAGGTCATCATATTCTTGCCAACGACGTTGCGGAAGCTTCAATGACATCAGCCGATGTTATGGATCTTTCCATGTTGGATAAGATGAAGCAGCGTGCAGAAATTCCTGCAACTGGTTGTTACAAACTGCGTCCTCTTAAACTGGGCGGGAAGAATTACTGGAGAGTTATTCTTCACAACTATGTTTTCGACCAGCTTCGTCAGAATACTAACATAGGTCAGTGGGGTGACTTGCAGCGTGCTGCTAATAAACTCAATGTCCCGCAGACAGAAATTGAGTATAACGGTATGCTGATTTCCAAGAGCGAATACATTCGTAAAGCTCCAAATAATCCAAACGTATATCGCAATCTGTTCCTTGGTTGTCAGGCTGCTGTGTGGGCTTGGGGTGGTGCTGGTGAAAGCAAGTCTACTACGATGGCTTTCGTTCCTTACACCAAAGACGCAGAACGCTTTGTCATGATTCGTGGAGGTGGTATTTTCGGTGCTGCTAAACCTATCTTTGACGGCAAAGACTACGGTGTTATCGTAGGAAGTTCTTGGGGCGCAGCGATTTCCTAAAGGAGGAATTAACTAATGGCTAATATCGATGCTTACACACACAAAGCCGCTGATAATTTTAGGCTTGAAGCAAGCAAATTAATGTTGGCTCCTGCTGACGGAACTTACAATGTAATTAAGCTTCCCCATTATGCTTTCGTTTTCGACTGCTGGATTCAGATTGTCACAGCGTTTACTGTAAATGCAACAGTCGAAGTAGGTTGGCTTGGTAATGGTGAAGTTGCTGTTACAAATGGTTTCATTACTGATGGTATTGCAGACCCGACTGTAGTTGGTTTAAAGAGAGCATTTAACATTGCTCTTACTACATTCCCAGGCAAATACTTCTCAGGTGGTCAGGGAGCTGTAACCGTAACAGTTGCTGATGTAGATGGCACTGTTGGAGATTTCAGAGTTTTTGTACAATATTCAGTTATTTATCCGTAAGGGAGGATTTTAAAAATGGCAGATGTTACTATTATTCAAGATGTTCGTCGTACAGATGAAAGAACAAACGTACTGGGAAATCCGTTTTGGCTTTCTTCTGGTTTGGTAGATGCTTCTGCATCAGCAGCAATTGACGACAAGTATGTTATATTGTTCTCATTCCCGACTGTTGGTCAGTTCGTCTTTATCGAGCAGGTTATTGTTGAGGTTATTTCGGCATTCACTGCTGGCACAACCTTCAGCGTAGGTCTTTGTTCTCTGGCTACTAACGCTATCACAGCCGGTGGCGTTGGTACTACTATTGATGATGATGAGTTTGTAGAGGCTGCTGATATTACAGCAACAACTGCGGGTTATTATCATCCTGCTTCCGCGACAAGCAATGACTGGTTGACTGCTAAGATTGCTGCTGTTCCGACTGCTCCGTACATGCTTACTGGCGCAGCAACAACTGTTCCTGCAGTCATGTTGGTTGCTGCGAACGCAGGTTCAATTGCTGCTGGCAAGTGCAGAGTTCATATGTTTGTTAACAAATTTGCACAGTAAAGTCAAAAATTGACATTGATTGAAGGAGTGTCAGATGACATATAAAGAAATGCAAGATGAGGTACTAAGTCTTTTAATGGACCAAAGTTCATTAATACTCAGTGGTGTGCCAAACTACATAAACACAGCTATTCAGCAAATTGCTGAAGATGTGCGATTTCCTGAGTTGCGACAAGTCAGTAGCGTAACAACGAGTACGACAACTTACTACGTTAATATGCCAACTGGCTTTTCAAGTAGACTTAAGTACGCTGGTGACAGTGATGGCCAGTATATCATACTCGATACCTTGGAAGAACTTATAGAGTTATATCCTGCACTGGATGAAACTGGAGATATACAATATGTCCACTGTAGTGGAAGCATACTATACTACCAGCCGATTCCTACAGTTGCAGCGACTGTAACCTGCATAGGGTATCATGTTCCTGCATTGCTTGTATCTGATTCTGACACTCCTTCTTTTATCCCAGAATTTCTGCAAAGAGAAACTATTGTAAATAAAGCTGCGGCTATAGGGTATAGTTTTATTGAGGATGGTACTGAGGGGAATAAAGTAAATACATCTTTATTCACACAGTTATATTTGAACGGACTTAACAAAATGCGAGAGTATGCTAGTCGAAGAAGGTCTGTTGTAAGCAGGTCAACATGGAGTGTTTAAATGGCTAAGTATGTGAGATTGTTTCAAGACTGTCTTGGACTTAACAATGCAGTAAGTCCTACGAAAGGAAAATTTAATACTGACACAGGAGCAGGAGAACTATCTGTTGCTGTCAATGTTAATATTCTTGACGATGGAGCTATTGAACGAAGAAACGGTATAACTGCTACTGCTGAAACTGGTAATGTAGAGTCTATTTGGACAGGTAGTAATGGAACTTTTATTGTTAAGAATAATTATATTTGTAAACTTAACAATGACTTTACATCTACGCCTATTGTCGCAGTAACAAGTCATGAAGTATCTTACTGTGACGTGCAGGATGCTACGTATTTCTGTAATGGAACTGAGAAGGGAATCATCAAAGGAACAACAGTAATTCCTTGGACGTTTGATATGGCTACACAGTATGCAGGTCCGTCTACTGTAAAAACATTTTCTAGTCCTCCAGTGGCAAAGCATGTAGATCTATATAACGGAAGAATGTATTTAGCTGTTGATAGTTTACTATTCTTTTCAGAGCCATTTGGTTATAGTATGTATGACTATGCTCGCGGTTATTTCTGGTTTGAGAATACTATTACTGGAGTTAAATCTATTACAGATGGCATTTATGTCTACACAACAAATGCTGTTTACTTTTTAAATGGTACTAATCCTAATGATATGCAGTTAATAAAAGTATCAGACTATCCGCTAATTCCTGGTACGTTAGTAAGAGTGACAAGCGATAATATTAATATTCAAATAAGTACATATTCTGAACTTCATAATAATATAGTTATATGGACAGCTCAGAATGGAATTTATGTAGCTTCGAATAATGGCTATATAAAAAATGTTACTGATGGAAGATTGTGGTTGCCGCCTGTTACATCAGGATGCGCAGTATACCATAATAGAAGATATATTGTATTTCTAAATAAATAGGGAGGAACTAACATGGCTTTAAAATTTTCAACTTGCTTAAGAAATAAAATTCTTGGTGGTGCACCAGTTCGTGGAATAAACACTATCACAGGTACTGGTATTGCTGCAGTAGATGGCGGTACAGAAGCTGACTCATTTACTGACACAGGTAATGGTTTTATTGCTGCTGGATTTTCAGTAGGAGATTCAGTACTTGTGTATGGATTTACTGGTGCTATGGCTGCTATTCACGGGCCTTTTATCTTAACCTCAGTTACGGATGGTACAATGGAAGTAGCAGCAGGAAGTCTTGCCAACGATGCTGCTAGTGAATCAGTAACTATTGTTGGATTAGTTGGCGGGTCGCTCAAAGATATTTTTAAAGACGGTGTTTTAAAGATTTATAACGGGACTCAGCCAACAAGTCCTGATAATTCTATAGGCGGAGCAACTGCCTTAGTAACTATTACAGTAAGTAATGGTGCATTTGTTCCCGGTGCTGTAGCGAATGGTCTCGAATTTGGAATACCAGCACTTGGAGTAATTTCAAAAAATACTGAAGTGTGGAGCGGAGTAGTTGCAGCAAGTGGTACTGCTTCTTGGTACAGGTTTTATGCTAACGCTGCTGATGCTGGTGGAGCAGATACTACATACATATATCCAAGAATTGATGGAGCAGTAGGAACAAGTGGTAGAGAACTTAATATGACATCTGTGTATTTAACTGCTGGTGCGTCGTGTACTGTAGATTCTTTCTCGATTACTTTACCTGAGTCTTAAGGAGAATAACAATGAAAAGTAAATTACCGGTAAAATTTAATGTTGATGCTGATGTGCTGAAAGGCGGAAAGATTGGTGCTGCGCTTCCAATAGGAACATGGTGGGAGTTTGAGCATGTTAGAGCTGGTAAAGTTATTGATGCATGGGAACAGAAAAATGTAACAACTACTGAAGGAAGAAACAGATTACTGAATGTAATGTTTAAAAGCGCTGCGCAGATTACCACTTGGTACTTGTGCATATTTAGTAATGACTATGTATCTTTAGTTGGTGATACTTATGCTGTCCCAGGTTACACAGAAGTAACATCAACGATAGATGAAGAAACCAGACCTGCATTTACAGTAGTAGATGCTACAGCAAGTGTTATAACCAATACAGCATCAAAAGCAACATTTACCGCTAATGCATCATTTGTTGCGTATGGAGCTGCTTTGGTTGGTGGCACAGCTGCTAACACACAAACAAAAGGAGATAAAGCAACTGCTGGATCTGTATTATTTGCAGCTGCTAAGTTTCCAACAGCTAAATCATTAGTGGATGATGATATATTAGTTGTATCGTGTACACTTACTTTAACCGATGTATAGGAGTTAGCAAATGGGTTTTCCAGTAGACACAGCAAATACTAAATCACTCATACACTTTAATGGGTATCATAACCAAGCAGGAGTGTTTGATTGGTCTGGTAAAGTATGGACAGTGTATGGAAATGCTAAACTTGACGCTGGAAATAAAAAGTATGGAAATGCTAGTCTATTTCTTGATGGTAGTAGTTATATCTATACAGCTGACCACGCAGACTGGACACTAGGATCTGGGCCGTGGTCAATCGAAGCATTTGTCAGACCATATACTGTTGGTAGTGTAAGTTATTGGGATGCTTACAGTAGAAACTATTGTGTAGCATCTAAGTATCAAGATGATAGTAATTATTGGTTATTTTACATAAGCAAAGAAAAAGATAAAGCTGACCCGAGAGGTACAGGATTAACTTTTGATTTTTACTGGCTGACTTTTATTGCTGTAAGTAATGGTACTACTGTATCGTACGTAAGAGGATTAATTAATAATTATTCTGATACTTCTTGGATACTATCGCTGTGGAACGAAATGCAACTTCCAGAGCATCTGCGCAACAATGCGTGGGATGCAATGAGTTTTTCTGAGTTTAACTTCAACCATGTTGCTGTTGTAGATACTGGAAGCGAGATGAAGTTGTTTTTTAACGG